TCGCTTGTGCCATCTTTTTCTTTCCATGGTGTAAAAAATGTATTTACTTTGTGTTCGTCGGACCAAGAACTAGCATAGTCATTATCTCTATCGCATATTTCCAGTGCTTCTGCCTTAGTAACAACACGATGTGACACAATTTGTTCGCCAAGAAATTCCTGACTAAACTCTGCTGCCTCTTGCATGGTGACCGTATCTAAGGCCCATTCACTTTTATCTTTGCCATACTGGTCAATACCAAGTGGTACTTCAACCATATATCGTTGACGGAATGTACCTATTGTTTCAACTAGCACCAATTGTGTTTCTTTTTTTGTCATAGTATATGATCCGTCTTTGTTGTCAATAAATTCTAAAGTATCACCTTCTTTCCAACCTGTTTCTTCTAGGAAGTCAGGAGGAAATTCTAAAATAGAATCACCTGTTACAGGATCTTCTTGTAGTTCTATAGTCCAAGATTTCATTGTACTAGCATCCTAACTAAACCAATAGTATCGATGGTTGTTAACAGTATGTAGTTAGCAAGCATCCCAAATGATTTCCTAGTAAAACTAGCCCAAGCATACATAGCACAGCCAGCAATCCAAGCAGGATACAAGTAAAGAAGAGGTGGATTGGGTACAGTGAAAGCCATCGTAATGCTACAGCCAATTGAAATTGCCCAAGCCAAAACTTCAATAAAAAAACGAAATCTGTTAGTTTTGTAATCATCTTTGATCCAAGTAAAAATTCCATTTAAAATGTTATTCATGTTGTTCTTGCTTATTGCTATCAATTGCGGCTTGCAATACTTCTACCATCAATTGATTAAGAGTGATATCTCGTTGATGTGCTAGTTTCATCATAGCAAACAACTCCTCATCATTCAAATCTAGAGGTACACTAACACGTGTATCATATGGTTGACCTTTAAAAATAGCACTTGCCTTTTCTAAAAAGTCTTGTTCAGTTTCCAGATCAACCCACTTGATGTTATCCCATGCCATATCACGATCCACATTACGATAAGAGGCCTCGTCAAACATGACTTGTTTGGTATTAGGATTCAACCATCGATAGGGGCGATTTTCTGACTCCTTAACCTCGACGGACACCTCGTAAATTTCCTGTGTCTGAGAATCAAAGATGCAAGAACCCGTTCCATAGTTACTTTCATAATCTAAATAACGGGCGTTAGGACCATAACAATTCCAAGTGTATTCACTACCACCAGTGATACGATGTTCAAAATTTTCGTTTACGTCTTTTAGGTTCATTTGTTTTTCCTTTAGGTTTTCTTGCTTCGTGTAATTTTATAAGTTCATTGTATATGAATTCCATTACCATGTAAAGTACTTTGGCATCCTTTTCAGTCATTCCTGATTCTAATGGATTAGAATTGTCTGATTTTCGTAGTCCAAAATCATGTCTATATTCTAGACACATCATATGAATGATTTCTTCTTTATTTTGTTTCATTATTTGCCCATGTGTCTGTTTTATGATCCCAATGTCGGTTATCATAAATTTGTGCACCTATTGAATATCCTAATAATCCCATTTCCATATCTATTCCGCCGTGATCCTTACGAAAATTAATTTCAATAGTTAGCCTAAACAGTACCGGATCTTTATAAAAACATACTTCCCAAAATTTATTCTTAGTAAGTCTCCCGGTCTTACACAATAAATTTTTAAATTTATTAGACCATGGATTCTGAATTGTAAAGCTAAAATAAATCATATAGAAATTCATTATAACATTCGATGATCTATTTTAGCAAGTGCTTTGGGTAGTAAGACTACTATGCCATGAGCCAATTATCATCTTCTTTAAACTCAATTGATTCACTGCCATCATATTCATTTATTTTAAACAACGTACCTTCTGGTACCCACTCTATCTTCAAATCTTTCATACCACCTATGTAGATATCCGGGTACTTCAATGTCACATATGTTTCCAATTCTTCAAACATTTCCTTTTCAACTAATTTTACAATTGCAGGGTCAAACATGATTTCAGGATATGAGTAATTCCATGTATACCATCCTGCACCGAACCCAGGACTGTACAACACCGCCACTTTTCCATCTTCATTTAACTTGTTCATTTTTACTTTCACTTTGTGCTATTTGCTAACTCTTTATATCCAGCAGTGCTTGGATGTATCCCATCTGTTTGCAATCTAGTTACAGTCAATACAGTATCACCGTTTTCTTCTGCAACTAAACGTACCATTTTTTGAATTTCAATAATTGGCACATTGTTCTTTGGATTCACTCCAGAAGGTAAAATCCAAAACACACGTTTAGCTTTAGTCAGTTCACGTATAGTACGTAATTCTTTTACAGTTCTAACACCCTTGTGGTCATTACTACCTAAACTAATAATTACTGTATTTGCTGACAGGTCTTTAGTAATGTTATCATTAACCCATTGCCAAGAGTTAATTCCACCTTTGGCATAAGCCACACATTCAGGACGAAATTGTGCTACACCAACTGCAATACTATCACCTAAAATTAAACAATCCAACATGTTATTCCTTACTGTACTGTGGAAGTTTGATATTCAACTCCGCCCATCTTTATCATTGCCGCATGAGTAACTAGTTTTAGAAACTCATCCATTTCGTTTGCAGTAGCTGCCGCATGCGGTAACTCTCCTTGTGTTACTTTCCACAATCTTTCAATATCATTCTCGTTAAGCCAAGTGTCAAAAGTTCTCATAATTCAATAGCTCTACGCAAAAGTAGTTCTTGTTTAGAAAACGCATCAATTTCCCAAGGCATGTACAAGTACTTTGTTTTTTTACTGTAGCGTTTACCTTTCCACATCCTAGCTTCATTTGGAAGAAGTTTCATTTGTCCTTTAGCTAACTGTTTAACATGTACCATTTCATGTGCTAGTGTACTTGACATATCCATCAAACTCATAGGGGTAAGCCTTTTTGGTGGTTTGATTAGTACTATCATGCAGTCTGCCACTTCAATATTCATTGTAGCACCTTGAAAATTTTTGTCTAAGTCTTTGGTAACTTTTACTAGAACCGCACGTTTGCTATTAGTAAGTCCCAATTGTTCAATAAACGAAGGCATAAGTGATTCTAAAAACTTTCGTATTTTTACATTTGATGCTTCAACTTTATATTCCATCATGTTAATCTCCTGAGTCAATTTGATAACGATCTCCGCAATGCTTACAGGTATAACCTGTTAAACAACGGCCGTCATTAGTGCTCGTATAACTATGTGTACAAGGTACACCTTCACTGTTTAATCTTACTTCACCCCTAGGTGATCCATACATATATTGACCACCGCAGTTGTGACAACTACGATGAGTTTTTTCTTTGTTCCAAGAATAACTTTTTTCTTGTTCTGTCAATTCAACTTGACAAGTCCCGTTACATACAGGACATACTCCATATCCGTCTCTCATAATATACTCCTTAACTATAAGCCTTAACAAGACCTATCAAACATGTTACGATTGCTACCGCATTAACTACAAACTGTGGTTTATTTTTAACACGAATGGTCCATGTCATAAATGCAATTGTACCTAATGTGAATGCTACAATGTTGTAGGGGTATGCATCAGGCCCGATTGAATTGCAAACGTGTCCAATGATGATGAATACTGCACCAATCCATTGTAAACTATCATTCAACTTCATTAGAAACCATCCTTGATAATAATTGCCAAACCCATCACAATGATAGGCAACATGATGATAATCAAATTACTAATTGCTTGCATTTTATAATCCTACACTTTTCTTAATTACATAACGGGCGATCTTTTCATCAAAGTACATACGAACACCATCTTTAACAGGATCTTCAACTACAATTTCACCTAGTTCAGTAGCTAGGGATTGTGTAAACTTAAGTAGAATACTGTAAGTGTCCTCAGTCTGACTCAAAGGATCACGGTCCAGAATCCCTACTGTATCATTAATTAGTTTTTCAATTTGTGTGTTCATTATTTTAATCCAAATGTGTTAAGTGATGGTTGCATTGTATTGATTAATTCTGTCTCACGTGCATGAGCAGGACGCTTGCCTCGAACAACTTCAACAACACCGAATACAAAACGCTCGGCACCTTGTTCACGTAAAGCACGTGACAAACCCCAGTTTTTGTTTTCTGTCATAGCACGTTGCATGTGTTTCTGCATTCTGCGGGTAAGTGTCTTACGAACATTACCTGCAAAGCACATAGCGGTCAAGCCGATGTAGTAGTCAAGTGTCACCACATCTTGGATGTAATAGATAACTTGATTGCGATCAGTTCTGCGTTTGCGGTTGATTTTCGAGTTCATGTAAGTATTGTACATGAAAGACCATTTAATGTCAAATTTTGGTTTTGATGTAAGTTAGTCTTCACTCACTAAGTCTAGGGCTTTTAGATAGATTTCCTGTTGTTTTTTCGCAACATCTAGTTCCCAAGGAAGATTATTATATTCTTCATAACTCATTTCCTCGGGTAATTTTTTAGTATAAGGAATACCATGCCAATAACACATTCCATTTGACTTAATGGTTAATATACCAGTATGTTTCTGATTAACATGTATTAACTCATGTGTTAGTATTTTAGGTATTAATTCTAATGGTAAATCGTAGTTAATGCCGATTCGATTAACATGATTCATATCTATACCACCATAAACATTATTGGGTAATGTGTATAAACACACTTCTAATGTTTCAGGTAATTCTATTATCTTAGATACTCTATTTGCAAATAGAGTTATTATAGTTTCGTGATTATAACTATACTGATGATTCTGGTAATAATACTTTATTTCCATTATCAGTTTCTTCTTTGTGAATAGCCTGAGCATATTCATAATTAACAGTATCTACATTTTCACGGAAAACAATAGCACCATTCTTTAAATGAAAACGTCTGGCCATTTCAGTTTTAGGACTTAATGTTACAAATCTAGTGACACTAGGATGTGATTTTTGAATCTCTTTAACTGCACTAATCAATAACTCTCTACCCTTGCCTGCTTTATAACTCCAGATAGTATAAAATACTGCGGTAGTCGGGACTACGGTTGTGCTATTCAAATCATTCACATCCTGTGGAACAAAATCATGGAAACTAATACACACCATTGCTTC